GTATAATATCTCTAATTGTATTATATTTCATGAGTTTATGCAAATGTTCTGGTAACATTTCATATTTACGCTTCATCCTAAATACAGGCATTGTCTTGTCAGTAAAAAATGTTAATCTGTAATACGGACCAGTTTCCTTACCGTTTAGTTTTACGTACCTTTCTTTTATTTTTGATTTTATTCCTAAACTTGATAATATTTCTCGAACATCATCTACTATATCTTTTCTTTTCTAAGTAAACTCACATTGATGATAATGAGTGTTTGCAACAGAACCATCAGTGTCCATTAAACCTTGAATTAAAGATAATCTCTATTCAACAGAACCAAATTTATATTCTTCAGGTATATGTTTATTCTTAAATACACCAATCTTTTTTAAATCAGAACTAAGTTTTGATACATGATTATTAATACGTGTATTATTATAGTTCAAAATAACAACATTATTGTTTCTGCTGTGTGAACATACAGATGGTTCACCATATAATTTAGTCACATAATCATAAATCTTATAATCGTCAAACTAATATTGTGTTGTAAATTCAGGTCCTGTAGAGTGACCTTCTCCTAACCATAATCCTAATACATAAGGGTCAACAATATATTCTTTAGGTTCATACTCAACAGGGTTAGTTAAAATAGTTCGCCAATTATATTCCTTTCCTTTACCATCATTTCTCTAATGGTAAATACCTTTATCATACATTTCCTGTGTGGTTCTTACAACAAGATTATCAGGTTTTTTATCCTTTCTGTATTTTACAAACCATCGATGATTATCTGCTGAAATAATCTCTTCACCATTTTCAAATATCATCTTATAGCAAGGTCTATACTGAATTTCACTTTCAAATAATACCCTTGTGGGTTTGCCATCTGCTCCGAAAATAATATCACCTTCATGAATGTCTCTTAATAGGCGATTTCCAAAAGGTGTGGGAATATTAGTATCTAAACTAATGGCTTTACCATTTTTTCTACCAACTGTTAAAAGTGCTTTTTTCACTAATCTTTCGTTTGAATCTTTATAATAGAAACCAAATATAGAATATATTATCCATTTCTACCATTCTTCAAGAACAAACGGTTTACCAGCACATTTACCTTGATAATGTTTTAACTTGCTGACAAAACTAAGAACACGCTCACATTTATCTGGTCTAAATTCATAACGAGTATCATTCATTAAATCTAAATATCGCTGGCAAGCTAATCTAATTAACTTACCGGCTACCTGTTTACCAGAAACTACATCTTGAGCGTATTTTAAATATTTATCTTGTATATAATTATTCTTCAAATTAATCATACGTATTCATCCATTGGACAATTATTTTCATCTGATAACTCTTTACCCAATCTAGCCTTTGATGTTCTTGTCATTGCAAAACTACCCAATAACTTCGATATAAATAGCTGAGTGCTATTCAAAAGAGGAATAACTGGATTCTTCACATATTCGCCATTTCGACCTGTTACCATAATACCTCGTTTTCTTATCTCGTCATTCGCTTGTGTGTATAAACCAAATGCATCTGCGATTAAATCTAACTGAATAACATATGAATCGGGTATTGAACCTAATTCAGACTCTAAGTCATGAATCATTTTACACATCCATTCGTATGTACGTTTATCATAACTCTTATATCTTTCTGTTAATTTACTCATAATCTTAATTTAAATTTTAAATCATAATATTTATAAATATTTATCTTGTCGAAAAGGCTAAAAACTAGGAAAATCGTGTGGACCTTTGGGGATGCTATTTCTATGTTTTTGTTTATAGGAAAACCAATAGCCCGGTCTTTTTGATAACTCATTTTCGATAAGAGAGATAGTCAAAGCCTTCTCGATACTCTTTATCAGTTAGCTCATCACAAAAATCCATATTATATTTATGCATCTTATTATGTATTATATCATGACACCTATAACATAAACTAATCAAGTTTGATTCATCAGTCAACAGTTCATATCTATCTTCTTCTGTCTTACCTGATAATATTCTACGCTTATGATGAACTTCTGTAGCTGCTGATACAACATCATGAGCTAAACAACATTCACATAATGGATGTCGCTTAATATAATACAATCTAAGGTTCTTCCATTGCTTTGTATTATAGTAGTTAGTCCTATCTCCTTTATTATATTTTGTTTCTTTCTTACAGATAGGTTTTAGATTTATTGTTGGCATAACTTTATATTCTGTTCTATTTATTCAATATTCTTTCTGTATCGTGTTGTTTTTGTATTAACTTACAGATTGTAAGGTCAATGGATTTCAATGCGATACAGGAAGAATAAAGTATGTTATATTGAGTTATTAGAATAACTTCTATACATCAGTGAACATATATTCATATTCATCTGGTACATCACCATTATAAAATGCTCTGCAATCATATAATTCATTATATTGATTATCTTCTAACATATTTACTAATTGATAGTTATCTATAGGACAATCTTCGATTGATGTATGGTATTCTTTATAATAATCTGAATACACTAATATTATTCCGTGTGTATGGTCTTTGAGACTGTTGTTTGTTATTTGTTTCATATTGTTTAAATAATAATTTTAATCTTCTATAAATTCATTAATGTTTCTCTTCTTCAACTGTTCATGTAATACATACGCTTCACATGACTTCACTAAATACATTACTGTTGCTGTTGTTACTGCTATTGTTGTATATGAAAAGATAATGCTTATTATCATCACACACAATAATATTGTATTAAATTCTATAATTGCTTTTTTAAAGGTATCTATTTTCATCATATTATATTGTAGTTTATTTTTGTTCTATAGTATTTATCTAAATAAAAAAATAATTTCATTAAAACAAAAAAAGGAATCTACCATAATAGCAGATTCCTTAAAATAATAAACAAAAATATAATATGAAACAAAAATCATTTAATAACATACATATTATTTATCAAAACTATTATTATTTATAATAATAAATAAAGGTATTATTTTCACAAACCATACCTTTACAAAAAGGAAATCAATATTTAAACTAATCTCCTTAAATAATAAAACAAAAATTATAAAATACGAATACAAATAATAACTTATTACAAATAAAATCTCAAACAAGTATTCATAATATTTATCTTATAATAATATTAATTTCATTTTTAAATTAATATTTTATTAATCCCTAAATATCTAGATATTTATTTTATTGGCAAATTGGAAAAAATTTTGGATTTTCCATAATTTTTTTTAATAATATATTTTTATTTTATATTTGGTCCGTATCGCTTTGTTTTCATTCAACCTATATAATTATAAGTGTTTTTGTTTTTGAGACGACACAGACCAAATATGGTATGTTTTTGACAATATTACAACCAACTTAATATCTTACCTTGATTCAAATACTTTTGACTAATCTAATTTCTTAAATTCTCTATCTTTGTTCTCTCTGGTATTCCTAAGGTACCATAATTCTTTGCATGCACTTGATGATGACAATCTGTACATAAACATATCAAATTATCTTTATCGAGAAATACTTCTTCTCTGACGTCTTCAAACTGATGCATAAACGGAAATATATGATGAACTTCTTCTGATTTTCTCTTGCCACATAACTAACAGATTTCATGTTCTTTTCTAAGTTCCTAACTCATTGATTTCCATCTACTTATGGAATAGTATTTCTTTTCTATCTCTTTTTTATCATTTTTTACAGCTCTACTATACTGTGTTGAATTTTGACTCAAAATTTTGCTGTTTTTTTGCTGTTTTTCCGCGTTTTTTTGCTTGTTTTTCGTGTTTTTTTCAATGTTTTCTGATACCTTTTTAAATTTCGGGTGTTTTCTCTATTTTTCTAATTTTACCTAAT